ATACTTTTCTTTTACAAAGAAAGCAGCATGGGAGGCTACGTACAGGGCAGAAGAAAAGTTTATGATAGATAAAAAAGAGATACCATACTTTAGAACGCTGCACTCACTAGCGTTTAGAATGTTAGGTGCTAAAAAAGAAACAGTTATGGGTCACGCAGATTACAGGGACTTTGGTTTAAGATGTGGCATACCAATCAAGACGGCTTGGTACGAGGATGGCAATGGCACGTTTAATTCTGACAACGAATATTTACGTTTGATAAACAAAGCAAGAGTTTTAGAGATGCCTGTCTTGGATTTATACGATAGAAACGAGCACAGTATGGACATAGAACGGGATCTATTATATCTTTTAGATCAAGAACTTAAACGATACAAAGAAGAAAAATGATCAGGCTATATTTAGATGGGCTGGTGCTGATGTTGATACTTTTATCGCTCTTAAGGACGAAGTAGATCACGTCGACACATTAAATCAATCTTATCGAATACCTGGTGGACCGATACATGATTTATCACAAAGAATAATTAGAAATGTTTCTAACAGATACGACAAGGAGTACATGCCAAGACAAGAGATGGGTGACTTAACAAGATATTCTGATGTCACGCAGGTAGACATGTCACAAGGTGAGTGGTTGGTGTTGTCAACTGCAAATCATTTTTTAGATCACATAAAAGATTTGTGTGAATTACAAGGTTGGTATTATTCACACAAAACAAAAAACTCTGTCAAACTAGATTTACTTCTTGCAATACAAACTTGGGAGAGATGGAGAAACAGTGAAACATTATTACCAGTGGCGTCAATAAAAAATATTTATTCTTATCTAGGCAATAATGTAACCAAGGGTTATCAAAAAGGTAAAACAATGGACGAGAACGAAGAAGGTTATTACATCGAAGAGTGCACCGAGAACCACGGATTACAAACACAAGATGTTTGGTATAAAGCGTTTGCAGGTTTAGATACCAACACAGAAAATTATATTCGTAATATGCTAGCAAACAGAGAAAGTTTTAAACAAAACCCACGCATAACTTTATCAACAATACATGGAGCCAAAGGAGGTGAAGCCGACAATGTACTACTTTTACCTGATATTACTAAGTCTGCTCTTAACCACAACGATATTGATCCAGACGAATTACACCGTCTATTCTATGTTGCTGTGACACGCGCAAAGAAAGCGTTGCATATACTAGAGCCAAAGAATTACGACAGGGCATACATGTTGTGAGATTTCACGAACACATAAAGGGTGACAAAGCAGAATACATAGCTGCGATGTGGTTATGGGACCAAGGCTATCTTGTTTGCAGGAACATGTCACAACAAGGCGCTGTTGATCTTGTTGCAATAAGAGAACACGAGGTTGTGTTAATAGATGTCAAGTCAGTGTGTGTGAGAAAGAGAGACGGTTATAAAATAAATAGATCACTCACACCAATACAAAAAAGTCTTGGGGTAAATATTTTAAATGTAAATGTAGAAACAGGAGAATGCACATATGTCTAATCCATACGACAACCAGGTCGGCGGCGACCATTACAAAAAATACGAGATACAACCTAGCGAATTCATCAATAAAAACAAATTGTTATTTGCTGAGGGATCTGCTATAAAATACATTGTAAGACATCAAGATAAGGGAGGCAAAGAGAGCCTCGAGAAAGCGAAACATTTTATCGATATGATAATTGAAAGGGACTATAGTTGAGAACGCTACAACAACCACTGTTCACACCAGAGACTGAGTGGGTGCCACCACAAAGATTACCAGATTTATCCGGTCACTTGGAAATAGCAATTGACTTGGAGACACGAGATCCAAACCTGCTCACAATGGGATCAGGTTCGGTAAGAAGAGACGGGGAAGTAGTCGGCATTGCCGTTGCTGTTGAAGGCTGGTCCGGCTACTTTCCAATAGCGCACGAAGGTGGGGGGAACATGGACCGCGCATTAGTCTTGGATTGGTTTGAAGAAGTTTTACACACAACCTCTACAAAAATATTTCACAACGCCATGTATGATGTATCCTGGATACGATCGATGGGCTTTCAAATAAACGGTGGCATCATCGATACGATGATCGCTGCAAGTTTGATTGACGAAAACAGATACAGCTACACACTGGACTCTGTTGGTAAAGATTATATTGGCATGCGCAAGAATGAAAATCTTTTGAAGGAGGCTGCAAAAGACTTTGGCGTCAATCCAAAAGCAGAGATGTGGAGACTGCCTGCACCGTTTGTGGGTGAGTATGCAGAAAAAGATGCAGAGATTACATTAAAGTTGTGGCATGCACTGCAGCATGAAATATCAAAACAAGATTTGTGGGATGTATTTAATTTAGAAACACAACTGTTTCCATGCCTGGTTGATATGAAATTTAAAGGTGTAAGAGTGGACGTAGAAAAAGCTGCAGCGCTCAAGACACAGCTTACAGTGACAGAGGGCGAGCTGTTGCGTGATATAAAAAAGATTGCAGGTTTTGATGTAGAGATCTGGGCAGCAGCGTCGATTGCAAAAGCATTTGACACACAAAAAATTCCGTACGATACAACAGAGAAAGGCGCACCAAGTTTTACGAAAAACTTTCTTGCAACGCATCCAAAGAAACTTCCTAAATTAATTAATCAAGCACGAGAGATCAACAAAGCAAACACAACGTTTATTGATACAATACTCAAACACGAGCACAAAGGCAGGATACACGCTGAGATAAACCAGATACGATCTGATCAAGGCGGCACAGTGACAGGTCGTTTTAGTTATGCAAACCCGAACCTACAGCAGATACCTGCACGACACAAGGAACTCGGACCGATGATTAGATCTTTATTTATACCAGAAGAGAAATGTATTTGGGGTTGCTTTGACTACAGTCAGCAAGAACCAAGAATCCTAGTTCACTTTGCATCGTTAATGAAACTAGAGGGCACAGGTTCGATTGTTGGTGCATACAACGATGGCAGTGCAGACTTTCACCAGATGATTGCAGACATGGCCGGCATCGAACGTAAACAAGCAAAAACAATTAATCTTGGCATCATGTACGGCATGGGCAAGAACAAACTTATGGCAGAGCTAGGACTTAGGAAAGACGACGCAGAAGAACTATTAAAAACTTATCACCAAAGAGCACCGTTTGTAAAAATGTTATCAGAGGCGGTGAGTAGAAGAGCAGAAGATAGTGGTAAGATTAGAACGATCGGGGGTAGACTCTGTCACTTTGATCTTTGGGAGCCTCGTAAGTTCGGTATTAATAAACCATTGAAACTAGATGAAGCACTCAGGGAGCACGGACCGGGGATTAAACGTGCATTCACTTACAAAGCATTAAATAAACTAATACAAGGTTCAGCTGCTGACATGACGAAAAAATCTATGTTAGCGTTGTACCAGGAAGGAGTAATACCACATGTTCAAATTCATGATGAACTTGATATCTCAGTATCAAGCATTGAAGAGGCACAAAAAATTATTGATGTTATGGAGCAAGCGGTCGAGTTACAGGTCCCGAACAAAGTAGATTTTGAAAAGGGGGATAATTGGGGTGACATCAAGTAAAGATGATTTAGCTGAAATTACACTAGGAGTTTGTGATGGTTGCAACAACTATGTGCCTTTTATAAGATTGGCTGACAGAAAAGATGCCAGAGTATTTAAGTGTCTATCTTGTGGTCATCAATACAAACAGTTAGTGAACGGTAAAATACAGTTTGTGCATCTAGATGAGATATATAAATTGGCTAAATAGCTGCTCGCCCCAGGATTGGAACGAGCAGACATTGAAAGGTGTGAAGATATTTGCATAATATTTTAAAATATTATCTTGTCAAATATAATATTCGGTCTATATAATCCCATATAATAACATAACAAAGGAAAGAAAATGCCAGATATAAGTAAATTTAAATCAGTGTCAGTATCCACGGATACCCACGCAAAACTTTTAAGTCTAGCACAAAACAGGTTCGAAGTGCCAGTAAGTGTGCAAAAAGTTATAGAATTTTTATTAGAGAAAGAACTAAAAAAGAAGAAAAATGGTAG